TGGCAGAAACCAGCGTCTTCCACTTTGGTACGCTCGGCTAGCTTGGGATGGTTTTGTTCAGGCCCCACGCAAAGCAAATGCACACAATCATGGATACGAACCGCTTATTGAGATTGGTCCATTAACTTTGCCACGCAGACTTGATTGGGAATCCAAAAAGGAGTTTTGCGCCATGATTGCTGGCAATCCAGAGGGTCTTAGGGTTAACTTGTACAACTCTATATCTAAGTATAAACCCGTACATGGCTATGGAAATATGTTTGGCCGTGCATTACGTTCATCTAAGTTTGATGTATTAAAGGACTATAAGTTCTGCCTATGTCCTGAGAATTCAGTCTATGACGGCTATGTAACTGAGAAGTTATTAGACGCTTATGCGGGCTGTACTATACCCATCTATAGCGGAACCATGTCGGTTGACTGCGACTTCCATGAAGGTGCTTATCTGAATTACATGAACACTAAAGATATGGATTGGTTTCTTACAACCATTCAAGCTATTGATGATAGCGAAGAGATCTATGAGGATATGTACAATAGACCGCTCCTTTGGGAAGCGCCTAGTCTTGATAACGCAATTGCTTTTGTGCGGAGCATAGTTTAATGACACAGTTTGAAGAGGAAGTTCTGAAGTTATTAAAACAAATCTTATTGGCATTAAGAAAGAATCAAGATAAATGAATCAATTAAACGATCTATTGGTGTCCCTTTATCCAGTTAAAACAAACTTTGAGCTGGTACGTATTGGCGGAAACAACGATGGCGGATATCTAATTCCAAACGATTTAGAGGGCATTACAGCCTGTTTCTCGCCTGGCGTTGATGTAACTGCCAGCTTTGAGAAAGATCTTCTTGAGCGTGGTATTAAGTCTCACCTTGCAGATGCATCAGTAGATGGGCCGCCAAATGGATTAGAGGTAGCATCCTTTACAAAAAAGTATTTAGACGGAGTCAATACTGAGGGCTACATGACTCTATCGGATTGGGTATTAAGTAATGCCTATTCTGGTGATGACTTGATTCTTCAGATGGATATTGAGGGTGCAGAATACGTAACGATATTAAGCACACCATCCGAAGTGTTGTGTAATTTTAGAATGATGGCTATTGAAATACACGATGTACAGAACTGGTTTAACAACCCTCTTGCTTGGGGTGTAGTTCAAACTTTCTTTGAAAAACTATTACAAGACTTTTATGTAGTTCATAACCATCCAAACAATAACTGTCAATTCATTGATGTTAATGGATTGCTAATGCCAACGGTATTTGAGCTGACATTTTTGCGCAAAGACAGGTCTCCAGCTACAGGATTTTGTACAGAGTTTCCACATCCATTAGATATGCCTAATGTCTTAGATAAACCAGACCGCCCTTTACCAAAGGATATGTACAAATGAAAGAGAAGTACGGCATTAAACACTTTGAAGGCCCAGTAATGGAACTGACGACAATGATCGGCTGTCCATTGATGTGTACCTTTTGCCCGCAAGAGAATCTTCGGGATAGCTACGGCGATAGTGAAAAGTATATGCAACCTAGAGACTTGGTAACAGTCCTTTCAAAGCTACCAAAAGACACTAGGATTGATTTCTCAGGGATGTCTGAGCCTTGGGCTAACCCCCACTGTACGGAGATGTTAGAGACCGTTCTATTCATGGGATTTAACATTGCCATATACAGTACTCTTTATGGAATGACGGATCCTGAGCGAGTCTGTAAGGTCTTAGAAGACCACCCCAACCAAGTAGATGTCATTATGCTTCATCTTCCTGATGCCAATGGCAATATGAAGGGCTGGAAAAATAGCGAGGAATGGCAACACGCTGCTGCGGTAATGTCACATACCAATGTTCCATGCGGCGTTGGCGCAATGACTATGGATAGTTCAGGACTAGTGCATCCAGAGCTTCAGCCCATGATTGGTCGTCTTCCAGGTTGGCAAGGACATACACGGGCGGATAGTTTGGATACTGAGCAAGTAGCCGGTCAAGCCATCAGTATTACTCCCATGAATGCTTTCTCATTAACCTGTAGGAGTACCCCTTTCTATGATCGAAACGTGCTGCTACCTAATGGTGATGTTGTGCTTTGCTGCATGGATTACAACCTTAAGCATATTATCGGCAATTTATTAACTCAAACTTATGAAGAGATCTTTCAGGGTAAACCCTTACTAGATCTAATTGAAATGAATGAAGAGCCTAAGTTTTCTAAATGCAGTATCTGCAAATCTTGTGAGAATGTGACCGCAATATGATTAAGTACTTATTATTGATTTTATTGTTGGCTGGGTGTGGCAAAGCTGAGGTAACTGTAGAGCCATGCGACAACGTCATGAAGGGTGGATGCGTATACCAAAAATCAGGGGAAAGGTGCATAAGAACATGCGGGTAATGGTAATCACCCCAACTACTGGGAAATCTACTGTAAATCAAGCGATTGAAAGTGTTGCTAATCAAACGATAGAAACCGAGCATTTATTAGTTTTAGACGGGGGAACCGCAGAATTACAGTACAACTACATTGCAAAAGGTGAACACTTTCCAACAACAATAGTGTTGCCTGAGAACGTAGGCGGTAACGGTTGGTATGGACACCGAGTCTATGCGGCGATGCCACTAATGGTAAACGCTGATTACATCCTGTTTTTAGATGAGGATAATTGGTTCGAACCAAATCATGTGGAAACCATGATTAATAAAATTAAATCTAAAGACCTAATGTGGGCCTATAGCTTGAGGAGAATATGTGATGAACGAGGACAATATGTTCTTGATGATGATTGCGAATCACTCGGTAGATACCCGACGTTTTACGATCATTTACTCAACTTTGTTGATACTAATTGCTATTGCTTTAGGCGTGATTATTTGGTTAACGTGGCACATAGTTTCTACGGTCAATGGGGCGCAGACAGACCGTTCTATAAAGCTGCCGCATCAGGTTTGCCTGCCTTCGGATGCACAGGAGAGGCTACGGTTAATTACAGAGCGCCCGAAAGATTACTTAGCATGTTTAGAGAGGGCAACGAAGCTATGAAAAAAGCTTATGGTGAAGAACTTCCGTGGAGAAAGAAGTGAGCTTTAAGGTCTACACGGAAGACGGCTGGCATATAGCCTGGTTCCATACAGTAGATCAAGCCATTCAATCAATGTTAAATAACCCAACACATTACTATCACAGAGAACACTAATGGAAATTAAATTAGAAGTAATTAAAGAATATGAAGACGGATCAGCAGATGCCATAGTCAATTTTGATAAGGAAGGACTGGCTGTTTTAGTTGAGGCTGGCATATTAAGTATACTTAAACAATATATTGACCAAAAGAAGGAATCAAAATGAGCTTTAAAAATGATAAGAAAATTGCACCATTTGTACAACAACAGCAACCGCAGATGCTGGCTAAGTTATTTGTAGCTACGCCGATGTACGGCGGTATGTGTACTGGCCTGTATGCTTCAGCAGTTATGCAATCAGTAGGTGTAATGGGCGCTAATCGCATTCAGATGTACTACTCATTTATGATGAACGAGTCATTGATTACTCGTGCAAGAAACAGTATGGCATATGACTTTATAAAGTCTGATGCTACTCATTTAATGTTTATTGATGCTGACATTGGATTTAATCCACAAGACATCCCTCGCATGATACAAGCAGATAAAGACATCATCTGCGGCATCTACCCAAAGAAAGAGATCAACTGGGTACAAGTAACCGAGGCGGTAAAAGCTGGAGTTCCACCAGACCAACTCAGCCAACACACCGGCGCATTTGTTCTTAATCTTCCATCAGGCATATCCAGCACAACAGGAAACATCAACGAACCTATTGAGATTGCTAATGGCGGAACAGGATTTATGCTGATTAAACGAGAAGTGTTTGATAGACTAAATGATAGGGTTCCTAGTTACACTAACGATATGTACCATGCCGTAGATACTGTTCGTGAAGTCAAAGTTATTAAAGAGTTCTTTGCAACCAGTATTGATGAAGAGTCTAACCGCCTATTGTCAGAGGACTATCATTTTTGTAAGATAGCCCGTGAAGCTGGCTTTAAAGTATGGTGCGCTCCTTGGGCAAGCTTTAGTCATACTGGTTCATATAACTTCTCAGGAACATTGCCGAGAAGTGCATAATGATTGGCGCCTACAAAACCTACGATCAGTCGCTCAGCGACAAGTACGACACTCCTGGACGAGAAGCTGTTAAACTATAAAAAGTATGAAGTAGATCTTATTTGCAGTAGACATGGTAAGAATAAGATTTATGTGGAAGTGGAAGTAAGGCCGTCATTTCGATGGGAGTTCCCATTTGAAACGGTGCATATTCCAGAACGCAAGGCAAAGCTCTTTGATAACGACTTGCCAACAATCTACTTTGTAGTTAATAAAAACTTTACTAAAGCTTTGTGGATTAATACCAATCAAATTACTAACTGTGATTTAGTTGAGAACCCCAATTGCAATGTTAAAGAAGGCGAATATTTTTATAATGTTCCTAAAAAACGCTTTCAATTTGCACAGCTTTCTTAATTTTTTTCAACACAAATACTAGGACATACCCTATGAGTGGTAATTTAATCATTGCAACAGGTTTAATTTACCTGTATATTGCAATAGAACAGTTAGTCAAAGGTAATGTAGCAATGTTTATATGTTACTTAGGATACGCTGGAGCCAATGTTGGCTTATGGATGATGGCAACTAAATAAGAGGAGAAGCCATGAAGAGGAGTTTATTAGCAGCATTGCTGTTGCTAGGTGGAGTAGCCTCCGCACAAGTAACAAGCTGGGACAACAGTCCCTATAACTGGAACAACAGCCAGTACAACTACAACAATAGTTCTAACAATTGGAATAACAGTCCAAGCAATTGGGACAATAGTCCAAACAATTACAACTCAAACAATGGTGTTTACGACAACCAAGGTAATCGTCAGGGATATGCAGTGCCAAGCCCTAGCGGAACAGTTAACTATTACGACAACCAAGGTAACCGCCAAGGCTACGTCCCTTATGGAAGATAAGATGATTGACTATTCAGAAACTATTCTTGAACTTAAAGCCGGTGAAAAAGAGTTAAGTAAATTATTGCAACAGCGTGACTTTGCTGGTTCTTGGGACAAGTGCAATGACTTGATTATTGCGTTGATTGATTTGAAGTTTTGGTTGGATAAACAAAAATGATACTAACAAATAAATATAACCTTCCACAGACATTTATGAATGTCTTGGATCGCCCTACCTATAGCAAAGGTAAAGCGCACCTATCAGCTACCGAGTTGATTAATAGCCCACGCATTGTGCTTTTGCGTAAGAAGTATGACGAACAGATTACGACCGATGTATCTGAGATGATGTGGTCTATTTTTGGTACCGCTATCCACTCAGTATTGGAGCAAGGCAAAGACGCCAATCATATTGTAGAACAACGCCTTCACACCGAGATTGATGGCTGGCATTTGTCGGGCGCTATTGACCTGCAAAAGGTTGTCGAGGATGGCATTGAGATCAGCGATTACAAGACCGTAGGAGCGTGGTCTGTAATGAACGAGAAGATAGAATGGGAGCAACAGTTAAACATCTATGCGTGGCTTGTAGAGCGTGTTAAAGAGGCTCCTGTAGTTAAGCTAGATATCGTAGCCATCATTCGTGATTGGAACCGCAGAGATGCACAGACCCGTCAAGGATACCCAGAGGCACCAGTTGCTGTGATTAACATCAACTTGTGGCCTATGGAAGAAAGAGAATCATTCATCCGCAACCTTATACATATACATTCGGGAGCTTTATTTGCGGCTGAGGCTGGAGAGGAGTTACCTTTGTGTACTCCTGAGCAGATGTGGGAAAAACCCACGATGTATGCAGTAAAAAAAGAAGGTGCATCACGAGCAAAGTCAGTTCATGAAGAACTAGAGGCTGCCGAAATAGCTTTAGAAAAAGCTGGAAAAGAATACCAATTGGAGATTCGTCAAGGAGACCGCACTCGTTGCTCGTCATTCTGCCCAGTCGCCGAATGGTGTGATCAGTACCAAACCTACCTGAAGGAGAAAGTAAATGTTTGATCAAATGTTAAAAGCTTTTGAGCGTGAGTTTATTGGGCAGTCTAAGATTTGGAATCCAGTAAGCGACTCTATCTATCATGGTCGTATGTCCGATGCAGAGATCGAGGCAATGCGGGCAAGGAATGAAGAGGCTATTAAGAAGTGTATTAAAGACATGGGTAAGAAGTGGATTTTGCACCCATCTCATAAGGTAACCCGTCTATGAGCGCAAATGATGGTCAAGTCGGTGGAACGCATTACAAAGATAAAGCAATCCAGCCATGGGATTACATCGTTGCTAACGACCTTGGGTACCTAGAGGGAAACATTGTGAAATACATTTCTCGCTGGAGATCTAAGGGTGGCATTGATGACCTACGCAAGGTATTGCATTACACACAGAAGTTAATAGAAGTAGCAACCAAAGAGGAAATGAAATGAGTGTTTATAAGAAGTTACAAGAAGCCCGTATTAAATTGCAAAATACGCCCTTAAAAAAGTCTGGTCACAACAAGTTTGCTGGCTACCATTACTTTGAATTGGGAGACTTCTTGCCAGCCATTCAAAGGATCAACTCTGAATTAGGTTTGTGCGGTGTTGTATCGTTTGACCACAACATGGCTTTCCTACAGATCAATGACACAGAAGACGGTACTTCAGTAATGTTTACTTCACCTATGTCATCTGCTGCATTAAAGGGTTGCCATGACGTCCAGAATTTGGGTGCCGTTCAGACGTACTTACGTCGCTACCTCTGGGTTAACGCCTTTGAGATTGTGGAAAACGACCAGCTTGAAGCAGTTACTGGCAAGGATGAGCCAGCAAAAAAGCCTGACGCAGTAGTTACTCCCGTG